CAACGGCACCACCGGCACCGTCACGGTCACCGTGATGTCCACGTCCACGGCCGGTGCGGGCAGGGTGGTGATCCGGTAGGCGCCGCGGCTGGTGTGGACGTGGCGTCCGGTGGTGCCGTTGACGTCGTAGTCGGTGGCGAGGGTGCCGCCCTGCGCGGTCCAGGGCAGGCCGTTGGTGGCGATGCCCCAGCCGCCGGACACGGAGCGGGTGAAGGTGTCCTGCGCGAACGGTGTGATCGCGTTGACGGTCACCACCTCGCCGCCCACCCGGACATCGAAGCCGGTCTCCCACCGCCACTGCGGGCCCGCCGTCGTCTTCACCGTCAGCGTGGTGTCCGTCGCGGCGGCCGGGGCGTCGAGTTCGCTGCCGTCGGTGTCGACGATGCCGAGCTGCTCGTCACCGACCACGCCGACCCGCCACGGGCCCGCCGGGACGCAGTCGAACGTCGCCGTCCAGGTGCGGGGCAGCAGCTGCTCCTTCAGCCCCATGACCATCAGGTCCACGTCGTCCGGCGCCACCCAGTGCGGCATGTTCGTCAGCCGGATGACGTCGCCCTCGCGCATGGCCAGCACCGCAGGGATCAGCTCCGGGTGCCGGTGCAGGTTCACGGTGACGGCCGGGTAGCGGGGCTCGTCCCACGTGCCCAGGTGCAGCTCCCAGAACGCCTTTGGCTCGGTCTGGGCGTCGGTGGCCAGGGACAGGGTGATCGAGGTGTCGTAGACGCCGACCCCGTCCGGCGGGTCCAGCACCGACAGGGGCCCGTCGCCGAGGACGACGCGGGTCGAGCTGCCGTCCTCGCGTTTCACCGTGACGTCGTTACGGATGGCCGTGTCGTCGTCCACCGGCTCCAGCGGCCCCGCGATCTGCCCCTGCGCGTAGTCCAGGACCAGCGCGGGCTCCTGCGAGTACAGCGTCGACCTCGGCCGGTACAGCAGCCGCAGCGCCGTCTGGTCCTCGGTGAGCATGCCGCCGTCCGCGTCGGCCGCCGTCCGCACCAGGGACAACACCGACTCCATGCCCTGGTTGCCCACCGGCTCCGTCGAGGCCGGCGGACCAGTCAGCGAGACCGGGATGCCCTCCTCCTCGGACAGACGGAGCATGCGGGCGCCCGCAGTCTCTCCGGACCAGGCCATGATCGCGTTGTCGTAGGCCGTGGTGTCGAAGGCCGGCCACACCGAGATGTGGCCGATCGCCAGCCCGTTGACGTCAGGGTGGAAACCACCAGTCGGCGAGGCGACGCCGGTCGGCCGGCCAGTCGTGCCAGCCACCGTGTTCTGGTAGAAGCCTGCGTCGCCGCCCACGTCGGTCCAGACGAGGGCATAGCGAATGCTATTGCCCTGCTGCTCGACGGCGAACCTGCACTTGACCCAGACGCCGAAGATGTCCGTCGAGGTGGCGATCACCTTGTCGACGAGCGTTTCCCCCTCGTAGCCCAGGCCGAGGAGGCGACTGTTGTCGGGGCCCATCTGGATGTACCACTGCCGGACGGTGCCGGTGGTGTAGATCATCATGTAGGTCCGCCGGTTGGGCGGGACCTGCGGCATGCGGTACATCCAGACGACGGACCAGGCGGGCAGCGAGGCCCAGCTGGTGTTCCGGACGGGCCCGAACATCTGCGCGTTGGCGCCCTCTCGGGCCTGGATCGTGGGCAGCGCGCCAGACGACGGCAGCGTGTTGTCGCTCGCCCACTGGACGTTCGTGAAGGACAGCGACGAGGCGCCCGCGAGCGGCGAGAACGCCTTCGTCGCGGCCTCCCCCTCCTCCATCGGCCAGTACGCCATCGGCTCGAACGACGGGATGCGGCGACGCAACGAGCTGTCCAGCGCCTTGGTGCCCCGCCCGAGGCGCCGCAGGATCCCCGCAGCCTGCACCGGCACCCACGCGTCCGCCTCGCTGGGCACCCACTTCTGTGGCCACTCGCTGATCTCGCCGATGAACCGCGTCGCGCGGTCACTGATCTCGGCGGTCCCTGACAGTCTCCAGGGCAGACCAACGGCATCCGTGAAGGCAGTCGTGCCTGGTGACAGGGCGGTGAAGTCGACGTCGGCAACGATCGTGCCGTTGATGCCGTTGCGGAGCTGGAACGCGTAGACGGACCCCTCAGGTGAGGCGTAGCCGAGGGTGGCGACATCGCCGACCTCGATCGGGGCGGACGACTGGTAGAGGCTGCCAGTGGCGCCCGGGTTCGATGGGGGTCCGAGGCGGGTCCATGGCCCGTCGATGGTCGGGGCGGCGTAGTGCGTGTAGACGCCCGTGGCGCCGTCCCAGGTGGAGCGCAGGGCCGTGCGTCCGGACGGGGAGCTGTAGATGGGTTCCCAGGACGTGAACTCCTCGATGTTGACGCCGTCGAGGCTGCGTCGGAAGGTCAGCCCGCCGGTTTCTGAGATCAGCATCACCCAGGAGCGGGCAGCGTTGAACAGGTCGTACTTCCCGCACAGTTCGACGACCGTGCCGGGAACCCAGTTGGCGACGTCGACTTCGATGCGGACGTCGATGCTGGTCGTGATGTCCAGGGAAGCTGTGTCGGGGGTCCACGCGCTGCCGATGCCGGTGTTCGGAAGGAGCATGCGCGGAGTGCCGCCGGGCAGCGACAGGCGGACCCTCGTGTTGCGGCCGATCTTCCCGTAGTACGGGCTCAGGGGGTTGCGGTTGCTGTACTTGCCGGACTTGTTGTTCAGGGTGATCGGCACGGACGCCGGTTCGGCGCTCGTGCCCTCGTTGCGGATGCCCCGCTGGTGCGTGATCGGCGAGCGGGTGTAGACGTCCCCGGTGATGTCCGTCCAGACTCCGTCGATCTGTAGCTCGACCCGCAGCCCGAGCGGATCCTCCGGGAACGCCACTGCTACCTCCTGCTGCTGCCGAGGACGACCTGGACGTCGCCGCCGGCGATGCCGACCTGCTTGCGGATGATGGTGAGAATCTGATCGCCGAGTGCGTCCCCGGCAGTGAGCGTCGCCGTCCGGATGGAGCCGCCGCCCGGGCCGGAAGACGCGCCCACGGCCGTGCCGACGGCGCCGGCGTACGACGCGGACGGCGTAGGCGTCGACACCAGACCCGCCATCGTCCGGTCGACCTCCCCGGCCGTGGACTCGATACCGGCGACGATGCCGCGCGGGATCCAGCGGCCGACGCTCTTGGCCATGACCTTCGAGGGGCTGGCGATACCGAGTGCCTTCGCGACGGGGCCGGGGATCATGGACCGGGCGAAGCTCATGAGCTGGCCCTTCAGCCAGCCGCCCATGGACTGGATGCCGGACAGCAGGCCCCTGACGACGTCCTGACCCTTGCCGTACAGCAGCGAGCCCAGATGACCGATGCCCCGGGAGATCATCCCGGGCAGTCCCCGCAGCCACGCGACGAGGCTCTGTACCCGCTGCACGGTGGTGTCGCGGAATCGGCGCCAGGCTGTGGCCGCGAGGGTGACGAGGACTGGGCCGAGGTTGGCCAGGGCGGTGCGCACGCGGCCGGGCAGCGCCTGCACCGTGGACACGAAGCTGGCCCAGGCCCGCGAGACGGGCCCGGACACGTACCTCGACCACAGGCCCGAGAACCACATGCCGATTGCGGCGCCCAGCACCGTGAACACCTGCCCGGCCTGCGACGCTTTCTCCGTCACCCAGCCCGTGAACGACGCCCACCACAGCGGGACGTTCTCCCGCAGCGCGGTGATCAGCCGACCGACGAAGCCGATCATCATCGTGACGGCCGCCGCCGACAGCGCGAGCGCCACCAGCGCGGGCAGCGCAGCGATCGCAATCGTCAGCGCACCCGCGATCGCCACCGCCTTGAACACCGCCGTGGGGTTGGCCATCACGTACTCGGCGACGGCCTGACCAGCCCCCGTGAGGCCGCTGATGATGTGCGGCGCGACCTCACGGGCCTTCTCGGCCAGCCGCTGGCCGAGGATCGGCAGGAATGCCACGATCCGGTCAGCGATCGCCGAGCTGTCGGCTTCCTGCCCGGCCTGCTCCCACATGGATCCGAGGGCGTTGCCCGCCACCCGCCGCAAGTCGAGGAAGGCCGGGACGACGGTGCCGCCCAAGAACGACACCAAGTTCTGCTGCATGCCCCGCTTGAACTGCTCCAGCTTCGCGCCGGCGTTGTCGCGGAGGGTGTTGCCCATCTTCTCGGCGGCCCCGCCCACCTCGCCGAGTTCCTTCACGGCCTCGGACGGGTCCAATGCGTAGAGGCTGGCACCGAGGTCTTCTGCCTTGGTCCCGAAAAGTTCGATCGCGATCGCGTTCCGCTTCGCCGGGTCCTCGATCCCACGCAGCTTGTCGAGGACTGTGTCGAGCCCGGCGGCTGCCTCGGGCCCGCCCGCCGCGAACTTCGCGACCATGTCGTCCGCCGACAGGCCCAGCGAGGTGAATCCCTTCTTCACCCGCTCGCCGCCCGCGACGGCCTCGATGGTGAATTCCTTGATCGCGTCGGCGACCACGTCGGTGTCGCGGGCGCCCGCGAGCATGCCTTGCCGGATCAGGCCCATCGCGGTCTGGCCGTCGAGGCCCACGTTCCTGAAGATCGTGCTGTACTCGTTGAACGTGTCGGCCAAGTCGTCGGCGCGCGGCCCGAGCCCCTGCAGGCCCTTGGCCATGATGTCGAGGGCGTGGCGGCCGTTCCGCGCGAGCCCCGTCTTGATCATCTGCCCGGCTGCATTCGCGGCCTGCCCCAAGTCCAGCTCGAAGGTGCTGGCCAGGTCCGATACCTGGGTGGAGATCTCCCGGATCTGCCGGTTCGTCGCGGCCGGAGGCAGCAGACCGGAGGACATCGTGGCCCGGATCGCGTCGGCGGCGCCCTGGAAGTCCT